CTAACAATCTTTCTTCTTCTGTATTCTGTATCCATTGTTTACGTAGATATTTAAAATCAGTAAAGGTAGATTGAAATGTGCCAAGTATAGTTGCGGCTCTTACTTTAGCTAAGAGATCTTTCTCACTATCAGTTGCACGGATAACTACTTCTGTAAGATTACAGAATTGATATGGTCGTAGTATAATTTCTGAGCAAGGGTTAGTACCGAAGTCCCATTCAACATCTCTTCTACCGTTCTCAGATGCTTTGTTTTTGGCGGCTTGCCTATTAAAAATACCCCGCTCACCAGACTTAGAATCATATAAACTCTTCCATTCTTTTATAAAGACAGACATATCTGGTTTGATTGTGTATGTCGCTGAGTTATTAGAGAGGGCACGTTGGCCTTCTTCTAACCACCATTGTCCTGTCTTTGCACTACGCATTCTATCATCTTGTAAGTTACTAAGAGATATTAAAGCAGATCTTCTTACTCCTCCAACAACAACTACCTCACCAACTTTGCAAACAATATCATGACACTCTAAAGAATTTAATTGTCTACCTGCTGCGTTTCTAAAAGTCTTAATAGTAAAATCAAATAAATTAATTAAAGGTTGTGGTCCACTTGCTCTTCCTCCAAATGTTTTTAAACGTGATCCAGCAGGACGTACACGAGTTACATCTATCTTAGGAACTTGTCCAGAATATAACATAGCAATCAGTTCTCTAAATGATTTTGCCCAACCTGCTTTGCTATCTTGTACTACGACTACAGTATCACTATCTTCAAAATCTTCAGCAACTACTGGCAACTTTTCAGTGTTACTTCTTTCTACAGAAAATCCTACACCTGTACCACATAAAAGAATATACATAACTTCATCAAAAGATCTTATGTGATCTATTGGAATGTAACTACAATTATAACCTGCTGTATGATCTCTATCTAATGCAGGCCCTGCTGTCATCAAAGCTCTCATAGAAGGCATTACCTTTAGAGATAGAATAGAGTCTAACAGTTCTTCTTTTATTTTATTGTTTAATTTATATTTGTAATTATTTTCAATGTGGTCAGTAACAAAACTAACATATCTACTAACAGTCTCTGGCCAAGTTTCTCTTCTTTTTTCTTCGTCTATAAAACGAGCATACCTAGAAGTATGTATAAATTGTTGGTACTCAGATGGCAGATAATTATTGTTCATTAGATTTCCTCTAGTTAATTTTTGTTAATGTGGTGAAAGTACATTATAACATATTGGTGCAGATCTGTCCACAACATTATGCAAATGTCCTCAAATATAATGTAGATAAGTCTTGCTTATACATGTCTTCTACATCATCTATAATAACCCCTTTTGTTTTAGGGTTTAAAAACTTACATACTTGTACCATTATTATGTTGGTATCTGGGTATAGCTTTTCTATTATAGGCCTGTATAAATAACGCAATTGTACTTCTGCTATTCTTCTAGATTTTAATTTACATTCTAGTATAATTAAATCTTTGACATCTCCGTGTGGTAAAATTACTATGTCAGATTGGCAGTAACCTACGCCCCTTCTGTCTTCATACTGATACCACTGTCCATGCAATACATTTTCTGCACCATAAATAGCTTTCATATAATTGGCTACTCTATTTTCATAAAGCACGCCAGCTCTCTTCACACCTGTCAACCTTGGAGAGGGTATAAATACAGGACGTTCATCGAGAGCTTTCGCCCATCGCAACTTACTGAGTACTAGACGTCTTTTCGACATGGAAAAACCACATTCCCTTCGACCTTTATGTACCCAGAATCTTCCATAGCCTTGATGGTTTGTTCTAACTCACCAGGATTTGGAATCTTTCGTAGCAATTCTCTTTTAAATAATTTCAAAAGCATGTGGCTTCTTCCATTATTAAATAGTGTACCATGTAACCATGTCACCATGTCATGTGCAATACGGCCAGTTCTTCCCATACCAAAACCTTCTAAAGCTTTAGGCATTTGTTTCTCCGCCGCAAACATTAATTCTTTTGTAAACTCCCAATCTTCTAGCATGATCTTGCGCGTGCCCCTCCTTGATGCAGAGACTGCAATAGCTACTTTAATAAAGTGAGATACTCTACGTTGTACATACTCAGACAAATGATTATCAGTAGGTTCTGGCGGTATACCAGCTTTGATGTCTTCGTCTACAATTTTAAATGCATCTTCATCAAAAGTCATTGGCCCATACATTTTAGATATATCTGCTAAATCATTACGCAAATTATTGACAGTATTTTCGCTGACTCTTTCTTGTACTAATGATTGTGGTATACGTTCTCCATCATAATAGATAGGTAACATACGAGACAATAGTCCTTGAGATCTAGCATCTTCTGGTAAGTTATCCACAAATTGTTCTGGTGTAGCACAAGCTAACCAGTTAAGACATGGGCCTTTTACAATGTATTCGCCAGATGTTTTAGTCTTGTGGCTGTACTCTGCTTTAGAATCCCACATGTCTGTCATAAACATTTGAAGATATCTCTCGTGTCTGCCCATAAATGTACCAAACTCAGAGGTTACTAATGTGATAGACGAGTCGTAGAATTCATCTAAAGCAGGACTAGATAATCGTAAGTCTAGCCTAGTAATCTTTGTCATGTCCACTGCTAATTTCTCTGGAGTAATTCTATCTTGAATCATATATAAAGGATAATTACGTAGACCATATTGATCTAATCCAGAGTTAAAGTTTTGATCATCTTCTGTTGTACCTACTGGTGTGGTCAACCTACTAAACACTTTAGTAAATGGTAAGATTAAACTTACTGATTTGTTACGACCGGGTGGTGCAATTAATACTACAAATAGATTAGATCTGATATCATAGTTAGCCATTGGATACCATACACGTCTGCCCATCGCACCTGCTACTGCGCTAAGTGCACTCCACTGTGCAAACGGCTTTGGTATTGGACTGTCTGCAACTGCTTCTACTGAAGCCTTTACAAAGTCTGTATAGTTTCTACTCATGTGGTTTCCATTTCTTCATGTTCTTCCAATCGAGACCTGTCTCACAATCAGAAGGAATTATCATTTCTCTGCCATTAACTTGCATAGGATTTTTCATCCGCTCTAATATTTTAGGAATGATTTCAGCTTCCTTGCCAATAGGAAACTGCCCCAAGATAGCATCATGTACTTGTCCTAGTACTTCAACACCTTCATCTTTTAATTCATTCCACACACGATACAATCCTATGTTTAATAAATCTCCAATGGTAGATTGTGGTACATACGCAATAGCTTTACGTAATGTTGTAGCATCATCTAGTCTGCCCCAGAATTGTCTACGTCTACCTAATGGAGTTGTAAGTGTACCCTCTAGTTGCAACTGCTTCGCAGTCTTATCATGCCACTTACGTATGCCTGGAAACGCTCCTTGTATTCTGACTAAGGAAGATGGGCCAGTCCCTATTATCGTGCCCCCATCAATTAGTTCTTGGAAACCACCTTCCTTATCTTGTTTGTGCCATCTCTCCAGTGATGACAGCGCAATCACTCCACCATAGTAAAGCAATTGAAACCTCGTTGCGTGTGATAGTTTTATCTTTAAATGTCTACCTAAAGAAGTAGCCGATAGACCATAGTTAGTTCCATGACCTGCTCGCTTACACATATCTCTGTAGCTAAAGTGTCCAATGTAAGGACGATCTGCTAGCTCTCTATTCTGTGCAAGATCAGAAGACCAACCCATATTAGGCCATACCATTTTAACTACTTGAGTATGCAAGTCTTCACCTTCACACGCATTAATGTAACCCTCATCTCCAGCAACGTAAGCCGTAACTCTAGACTCTGCTTGTTCCAAGTCAGCATAAAACAATACGTTGCCTTCATCGGGTACAAATATTTCGCGCATATCTTTTGTAATATTTTGTAGATTAGTTCCTGTACCCCAAGGGCTTTCTGAACTTGCCCATCTACCTGTCTCTGTGCCTGCAACCTTAAATGATGTACGCAATCTACCATCATCATCTCGCTCACAGTTTAAAATATTTAATTGTTTATCTATATCTCGTAAAGATAATATAGCATTACAGAATGGACGAGCACGAGGATATTCTTTACGTAAATGTTCTAGTGCTTCTTTGTCTGTAGATACTTTCTGTTTACCTTTAGTGTATGCAATTACTGGCGGTAGATTAAGCCACTCATATAAAAAACTTTTTAATTGTACAGGACTGTTGTGATTAAGATCTTTATCCCATACTGCATTAGCAAATAAGTTTAACATGCGCTCAACCATAACTCTATTCTTGACAAGGGGGGCCCGGATTACTCCTGCCTTCATCTCGTCAACCTTTAGCCCACGCAACATCATACTAAGTGCAGGCTTTAAACTGTTAAGTTCAAACTGATATGTATTCTTAGTTGTATCGTCTAATTCTTTTGATAGCTTTGACCATATCTCACTAGTGAGTGAGCAGTCTAGTCCGCAATATACCCAAAGAGTTTGTTCCTTATTTAACTCTTGAGTTGCTATCTCCGTGTTCTTGATTATCCTCATCATCCCTCTCCTGTGTGGTTTCAATAAGTTTGTTAATAAACCATTTAGCTTTTTCTAAATCTTGAATTGGTTTGCCTTTGTGTTCGTATCGCCAGATATATTTCAAAGCAGATCCTTGTAAATAATATTTGAATCCATCTCCTTGACAAGCCTTGATTGCATCAATGCAACCTATGTCTCCCTTGTTGTAATGAGACGGAAAGTTTACTGGGTCTTCGTTTCTTTTTGCTTTTATCTTTTTAACTAGTTCAGTCATTTCTTTTACGCTTGTCATTTGATACCCCCATTATATAAAAAAATTCTTCTCTCGATTTCTTTGCATCTAACATAGCAAAGTCACATATTAAATCAAAGTCTTCTTCGTCATTAAACAACCATTCGATTGCGTCTTCTCTAAACTTTATATACTCTTTATCTACACCAGTGTACGCAATGTCTTGCATAGCTTGATCAAGTACTGAGCGCCACAATACTACTTCATTCTCTATCGGAATGTATTCTTCCTCCAACGGCTTTGCCGCAAAGTATTGGGGACGTTTCATAAAAGTTTATTCCTCTGCTTTGGTACTCTTAGAAAAACTTGTAAGGTTCTTCCATGCTCCTTCATTAGTATAAATAGATCCTAAGAAACCTAATCCTTTTTCCATTTCTGGCTGGAGAGAATGTTGTGCATGCATGGTGTCATGTACAGTTCCTGCTACATCTATTCCGTATTTATAACTCAACCAAGACACATCATAAGTTTGATTCTGTGCTACCTTAATTATCTTTTCATCTTGTAATAAGCTAGCTATCTCTTTCCAGATAGTTATCTCTGTAGTGTAATCATAGAATGCTTGAGACTTCTTTGTGATATCTCTGAATGGTATGACCATTGATCGTTTAGGTGATGGGGCAAATCCTATACAAGTTATCTCCCCACTTGCTGTCTCAATATCAAATGATAAAGGATTGTCCTCACTGTTTTCTTCTCTGCATTCTTTAAAGAATTGCACAACCTCTTCGTAAGTAGGCTCTATGTATATTTCTCTTTCAGTATTTTCTATGTCTTTAGTTGTAGATTCTTGTACTGCTTTTTTTAAATCACTTACTACTGTAGGTCTGAATGAATAGTTTTTAAGAACTGCAAACGGACTGTATGTTGGCATGATCTTGTATGCTCTATTTAATTTGCCCACGTTTGAATATGTTAGTGCTCCTCTGTAAGATCCTATCTTATCTATGTTTGTTAATGCCCACAGACCCAAGCCACCCATTGTAATTATAATGTTAGGATTGAAGTCATTGATCTCTTTGTATAGTCTTTCAATATCTTGTTCATAGTCTTGTTTTAAAAATCCGTATTGAGAAGGAGAATAGTTTGACTGCCACTCCCCTTCTTTCTTGATAGCCTTATACTCATTCCTCTTATGGAAAAAGAACTGAGCATTTTCTTGTGCTGGCTTCAGTTGAAATGCATGAGTGAGCATAACAGATTGTGCGTCTATGCCTGCGAGTGCGCACATGGGATTCAATACTTGCTGTATGCCTCCTGTATTTATTTTGTTAAGTCTAGATTCGGTAGTCGTAGGATATTCTAAAACTATGCAAATAGAATTCCCAGAATCTGGAATCTGTGACTCAACCCGCTTATGTACTGCGTACTCACTCATGCTATCACAAACTACTTATTAATAATCTTTTTAATAGAAGCTTGTAATATATCTTTGTTCTTACCAACCATCTCGTGTTTCACAACACCAGAAAAAGACTGGCCGATTGCTTGTTCAAGCAACTCTCCAAAAGATTGATCCTGGTCCATGTCTAAAGCATCTGTTAAGAAACTCTTCAAAGACATAGCTGGGTTCTTTTGTTTCATAGCATTAGGCGTTGCCCAATACTCTAGTCTTGTTGGTTCTGCATTAGCTATATCAGCCGCATCCAAATCTGATTGGATAACTCCTGTAGCTTTTACATTTATCTTCACTAACGGAGTTTGGTTCTCACCTACTCTGTCTGAACGATAGCTAGTAATTACAAAATCGTAACTACCCTCTGGTAAAGTAACCGTTTGCGGTACTTCATTTGGTGACATACTTAAAAAGTCACCCACGTCTGATCCTGTCATGGTATATACCTCCTATTTTGACATTGGTTTTGACAACTTCTTCTTCGCATTCCCTTGAATTGCATCAAACAATTTCGCAAGATCAAGCTCTGTGTTAGGTTCTAATATGTCTAACGCAGGAACTTTAAGATCCATTCTATGATCCGATACAGTTCTTAGAGAACGTTCTGTGCCTTTGCTTGAACTCTTAGTGTCCACTCTACAAACACAGTTAAAGTATCGACCCAATTTTGTAGATAGCTTTGAGCCGACACTAGTTGGATATGATTTACTCACACCCAAATCCCCCTCCATGTACTGCATGTGTGTTGTCACCACAACATTACATGGAACTTCTGAACCAGTTATATATTGTATGAGGTGCTGCACATCTCGTGCCGCTGTTCCCCATTCTGGTTGAGAAGGTTGTTCTGTTGGTTTCTTGTTATTAAATACTAATGCACTACGCAATGCAGACTCACCCATAAGAGTGAGGCTATCAATTACAAGCACATCGTCCTTAGTCCAAGTCTTAACAGAACCAAAGTCTTCATCTCCATCTTTCCAATTAGCAATTAGATTTGCCCCCTTACGAAAAGCTTCCGCCTTACCAATTGGATCTTTAAGAGTTACGTAAGATACACGACTGACTCCTTCTGGAGTTAGCAGGTCTGGTAATATAGATAGACCATCATCGTAATCAAGTATACGAAGATTCTTTCCAGCATTAGCTAATGAAGCTAGCGCCGCAGTCTTACCAGATCCACTGTCGCCTACCAGTAATAATTTAGTTACATCAGTTGATGCGTGTTGTTTAATACTTGCCATATTTTTCTCCTGTGTTTGCATTATACCAAATTAATTGCAATCCGTCAATAACTTTCTTTCCAAGAACCATCAGTATTATATCCTGTTGGTAGCTCGTTAGTTTTCTTGAACGCATTAATTGTTTTAGTTATATGATAACCTTCTTCAGTTTTCATAGACATAAACTTATTAAGATATTTATTATCTGGATCTAGTTTAAATAGTTCTATTGATAGATAGTCTATAATCTTATGATCCATTGGTGTCTTTAAATATTT